CATACGAGCCCTTGCACCCACGCGTCAGTGCCGCGGTGTCGATAGCGGAACTCGGCGCGGCATTCCAGTCCCGTTTCTTGTGCTCGACGCACCGCGGCTTCTAGTTCCATCTCGCTCTCCATTCGCTAGGGGTCCGGGCACCACACCGGGACTTCTCAAAGATAGCCCCTTCGTCAAGGAGCCCCCGACCTTGCGTACCTCCGTCATCGTCCCGGCCTACAACCGGGCGGACCTCACCGAATCCCTCGCGGAAACATTCACCGACGGGTACCAGACGGTTCTTGTCGACAACGGCTCCACCGACCACACGAGGGACGTCTACAAGCGCTTCGACCGGGTCGTGACACTCCCGGAGAACGTGGGGTTCGCGAGGGGTTGCAACGAAGGCGCGAAGGCCGCGTCGGGCGACATCCTCATCTTCCTCAACAACGACACGCTCCCGGAGGCAGGTTGGGTCCATCCGCTCACCTCGGCCTTCACGGACCCGTCGGTCGGCATCGCCGGCGCGCTCCTGCTCTACCCGGACCGCACGGTTCAGCACGCGGGCGTCCACCTCGCGGTGGTGGGTGGCGTCCTCACCGCGTTCAACATCGGCCGCGGTGAACCCCTCGCCACGAAGCACCTCATGTCCCGGCAAGTCGACGCGGTGACGGGTGCGTGCCTCGCGATTCGCCGTGTGACATGGGACCAGGTCGGCGGCTTCGACGACGGGTACTGGAACGGCTACGAGGACGTCGACCTCTGCCTCACCGCACGCACGCTCGGATGGACCGTCTGGTACGAGCCGACCTCGGTGGTCGTGCATCTCGAATCGGCATCCGGGCCGGAACGGTGGGCGGGAGTCCACGCAAACGTCGCGCGTCTCCAAGAACGGTGGTGTGAGCAGTGGCAACTCTTGACGTCCTGACGTTCGCGGAAGCACAAGCGGCACTCGGTGGACAAGCGACCGCCACGCCGCAACTCCTCGAATCGCACGTCACCGCCGTCTCACGCCGTCTCGACTACGAGTACGGGCCGATCGTCACCCGCACGATCACGGACGAAGCACACCACGGCGGCGGCTGGATCATCCAACTCGACAACCCGCCGGTGAGTGTCGTGACGACCGTCACCGAGTATGCGTCGACGACCGCCTATTCGCTGACGACAGAATCGAACACGGAGAAGACCACCACCCAGTTCGCCGCGGATCTCTCGAACGGGATTCTGCGACGCCGTTCATCGAACTGTGACGCACGCTGGGCGACCGGCCGCAAGAACATCGTCGTCACCTACTCCGCAGGCCGGTACGCGTCCACCTCAGCGGTCGTGGAGGACTTCAAGCGAGGCGCGGCGATCATCCTCCGGCATCTCTACACGACCGACCACGGTTCAGGCGGAGAGCTGTTCGGCGGCGAAGGGTTCCCGGCCGGGTTCGCTATCCCGAACCGCGCGTTCGAGGTGATCGGGTTCCCGCGCCGGCGGAAGCTCCCGCTGGTCGGATGAGCAACACCTCGATCGTTTCCGCGCTTGCTGACTTGCATGCTGCTGTCGAAGGGACGGCGGGTGTCGCCGCCGTCTACGACCACGAACCGACCAAGCCTGCCGACAAGTCAGCGTCGATCGTGTGGACCGGCATGGACGCCGAACGGTTCCGGTTCGACCTCCGCATCTACGTGAAGGTCCAAGACGCCCGCGCGTCGCAACATGCGCTCTACACGCTGATCCAGGCGGTCGAGCAGAAGCTGACCGTCCAGTTCTCCGTCGGAGAATGGATCGTCGCCTTCAACCCCGAGTCCCAGGTGTTGATGGGGACCCTGTCGACCGTGTCGGGCCGCGAGGACTACTGACGACATGGCCGAGTAAAGGTGTCGCCCCGGTGCGTGTGATGGTCCTTCGTCCGGGGCCTTCGTTTTCGGTTGCGGACGTGTGCCGCGGGTGGGTGAACGGCCTCCGCGAAGCAGGCTGCGAAGTCGCCGACGTCAACCTCGACGACCGGCTCACCTACTTCGACCTCGCCGAGAAAGCACTCGAGCTTCGCGCGGAGGAGGAGCGGTTCCCTGCCGCGATCACGATGGTCGCGCAGACGATCCGTGGCGACCTGTTCGACTTCGCGCCCGATGTGCTGGTCGTCGTGTCCGGGTTCTTCGTCCCCGTCCAGATATACGACCTCGCCCGCGCCCGCGGAATCAAGGTCGTTCTGCTCAACACCGAATCTCCGTACGAAGACGACCGGCAGCTCGCACGCTCCTCGCATGTCGATGTCGTCGTGTTGAACGACCCGACGAATCTCGACGCGTTCCGTGCCATCAACCCGAACAGCCACTACTTCCCCCACTGCTACGACCCGGCCATCCATTCACCCGGACCGGTCGAACACGCAGACCACGTCTCCGACTTCGTGTTCGTCGGTACCGGGTATCCGTCGCGGCGGGAGTTCTTCGAGAAGGTCGACTGGTCGGGGATCGACGCGGCGTTCGCGGGGAACTGGCAAGGACTCGACGACAGTTCACCACTCGCGCCGTTCCTCGTGAACGAGAAGCAGTTCTGTCTCGACAACGACGACGCGGTGAAGCTGTACCGGGCGACGAAGGTTTCAGCGAACCTGTACCGCAAAGAGACGACCGCGCTCGGCACCGCAGACGGCTGGGCGTGCGGACCTCGGGAAGTTGAGCTTGCGGCCACCGGCACGTTCTTCCTCAGAGAACCGCGTGGGGAATCCGACGAGCTGTTCGGGTTCCTCCCGACGTTCACGACCCCGACCGAGTTCGAAGACCTGCTCCGCTACTTCCTGGACGCCCCGGATGAACGGATGGCGCTCGCCGCGCGTGCGCGCGACGCCATCGGTGACCGGACGTTCGTCAACTCGGCGAAGCGGCTGCTGTCGCTGATCTAGAGATGTCCCGACCTCCGACGGGCTGCAAGAAACACCAACCCCGTTGCCGCGTAGGTGCGGCTCTACACGGAGGAACAGTTGTATGGCACGCATCCACGGGCGCGACGGGCGACTTTATGTTGGTCTCGCGTCTTCCACGGCCGATGCCGAGGCGGTCGTGAACCTGACGTCTTGGGACATCTCGTTCGCGGCCGACAGGGTCGACGTCACCGCGCTCGGCGACACGTCGAAGCAGTACGTCCAGGGGTTGAAGGACGCGCAAGGCAACTTCAACGGCTGGTACGACACTGCCTCCGCTCAGCTCTACACCCCAGCGAACGACGGTGACGCGCGCCGCGCGTACTGGTACCCGGACGCGACGGTCGGCACTGCCGGTCCGTACTGGTTCGGCACCGCGTTCTTCGACTTCTCCGTCTCCGTCGGTGTTGCCGACGCGGTCAACGTGTCGGGGTCGTGGGCAGCCGCGTCGGACATCTCGCGCGTCGGCTAAATGCCCGTAGACACGATCAAGATCGAAGGGCTCCGCGAGCTACAGCGGACCCTCAAACGTCTCGGCGACGTCGACACGGTCAACGCGATCAAGAAGCTCAACCGCGACGCCGCGCAAGAAGCGGCGAGCAAGGCGCAGGCGCGCGTTCCCGTCCGATCGGGGAAGTTGCGCCAATCCATCCGTGGGTCAGGACAGCAGGCCGCAGGTGTGGTGCGCGCCGGTACGGCACGAGTCCCGTACGCGGGGCCGGTCGAGTTCGGCGGGTACCCCGGCGACAGGCCGTTCGTCGCGGAAGGCCGGTACATCTTCCCGGCCATCGAGGAAGTCCGCAAGGAACTTCGCACCCGATACGAAAAGGAGCTTGCGCGTGTCCTCAGAAAGTACCAGTGACCGGATCGAACTCGACGTCGAAGACCTCACGATCGCGGAGGTCGAAGAAGTCGAGGAGTTGACGGGCCTCCCGTTCGATTCGTTCTCCGACCCGAAGTCCCCGAAAGCCAAGTTCCTGCGCGCGTTGGTGTTCCTAGCGAAACGCCGCGAGAACCCGGACTACACGTGGGAAGACGCCGGCAAGGAGAAGCTGACGATCGCTTCCCCAAAAGAAGACGATTCCTAGAGGCCGACACGCTCGCCGCGTTCTGCCACTTCTTCCGCATGACTCCGGCGGAGGTGCGCGCGATGACGTTGCGTGACTTCCAGGCGTTCACCGAATACGCCGAACGGTACGCGCAGAAGCAGAGGGGTTGATGGCCGCTTCTACCCTGACCATCAAAATCCTCGGCGATTCGTCGGGGTTCAAGCGTTCGTTGGATGGCGCGACGCGGTCCGCGGGTGGGTTCGGCCGCACGGTCGGCAAGATCGGCAAGGTCGCCGCCGTCGCATTCGCGGGCGCGACCGTCGCTGCGGGAGCGTTTGTCGCGCAGGGCGCTAACTCGCTGATCCGCATCGAGAAAATCGGCGCGCAGACCGACGCCGCGTTGAAGTCCACCGCGGGCGCAGCGGGGGTGACCCGTAAGGCGATCGAGAAACTCTCCGGCGGCATCGAAGCGATGTCCGGCGTCGAGGCCGAGTCGATCCAGGAGGGCCAGAACCTCCTCCTCACGTTCACGAAGATCCGCAACGAAGCGGGCAAGGGCAACGACATCTTCAATCAGGCCACGATGGCGATGACCGACCTGTCCGTCGCGATGGGGAAGGACTTGCAGTCGTCGTCGATCCTTGTCGGCAAGGCGCTGAACGATCCGATCAAGGGCGTCACCGCGCTCACCCGCGCTGGTGTGCAGTTCACCGTCAAACAGAAGGAGCAGATCAAGGCGCTCGTCGAATCCGGCGACGTGATGGGCGCTCAGAAGATGATCTTGAAGGAGCTCGCGACGCAGTTCGGTGGGAGCGCGGGCGCGTTCGGTCAGACGACGGCGGGGAAGATCGAACGGTTCAAGCACAAGCTCGGTGAGGTGCAGGAGGAGCTTGCGGCGAAGCTGTTCCCGGTGATCGAGAAGGTCACCGATTGGCTGCTCAAGAACATGCCGAAGGCGTTTGAGGAGTTGCAGCGCCGCGCGCAGCCGGTCGTCGAGTGGTTGGAGGATGCGTTCGCGCGGTTCGCGGAGTGGGTGCGCCGGAACTGGCCGAAGATTTCCGCGGTCCTGCTCGAAGCGTTCGAGGAGTTCGAGGGCTGGGTGCGGGAGAACTGGCCGAAGATCCAGGCCGTCATCGTGACAGCCGCTACGGGCATTGCCGAAGCGGTCGAAGGACTCATCGGGATCTGGCTGTCGTTGTGGGCGATCCAACGCGACGTGCTCTTGCCGGTCATCAAGGAGGTCGCGTCGGCATTGCTGGACGTGCTGGGCCCGGCGTTGTCCGGCATCTTCTCGGTCATCAACGATCGGATCATCCCCGCTATCGACGCGCTGGTCGGATGGTTCGAGGACAACGAAGCGGCAGCGAAGACGCTCGCGGGGATCATCGGCTCGGTGCTGATCGTGAAGTACGTCGCGCTTGCGGTGCAGGCGTTCCGCACTGCGGCGGTCGTGATCGCGTCGTGGGTTGCGATGAAAACGGCGGCCATCGCGTCAGCCGCGGAGACCGCAGCAATCATGGCGCTCTACGTCGGGAGCTGGGCGCGTGCTGCTTTCGCGGTTCGTGGCTCGGCGCTGTCGATCGCGGCGTCGTGGGCTATCGCGGCGGCTCCCGCGGCTCTGACGTTCGCAGCGATCGCTGGCGTGATCGCGCTCTTTGTCCTCACCTGGGAGGACTGGGAGAAGTGGTTTAAGCGCAACCTCGAAGACGTCAAGAGCAACTTCTTGGGGATCTGGAACACGATCCGCGACGTCACCCGGCAAGTGTGGACTGACATCGAGAACATTCTCACCGGCATTTGGGATGGCATCAAGGCCGCGTACGACAACACGATCGGGAAGCTCCCAGGCTTCGGGGGTGGACTGCCGTCGTTGCCGGGTGTCGGCGACTTCGACATTCCCGGTGTTCCGTTCCTCGCTGCTGGCGGTGTTGTGACGCGGCCGACGCTTGCGGTGCTCGGCGAAGGTGGCCCGGAAGCGGTCGTCCCGCTCAGTCAACTCCACGCTGCGTCAGGTGGCGCGCCGGTCATTCACATTCACATGCCGCCTGGCACCGACGGCGAAGACGTCGTGAACGCGATCAACCGCTACGTCCGTCGCGGGAACCCGCGGCCCGGATGGATGAACTGAGGACGCGATGGCGACACTCCCCGCAGACGTAGAACCGAACGACCCGGACCACACCGACCATCACGACGAGCTGCACCGTCTCCACAACCTGTGGGAAGCGAACGCACCCGCGGACTTCTCGCTCGCGGGGCACACGCACACCGTCTCGTCAGTGACGGATTACGAGTCGGCCACGGACGCGAAGGTCGCGACGCACGCCGCCGCTGATTCGCATTCGCTCTACCCGCTGGTGATCAACACCGACGGTGACGTCGGCCGACGCGTGTTCGTGGGGTCGATCGACCCGACGTCCGGTTCTGCTGCTGGCGGCCCGTACACGCCCGCGACCGGGGACGTGTGGGTCGACACGTCCGGCAACAACTAGCGCACTCCGCGCGTCTTCTGAGTCTCCGCGTCCGTTGGTGGCGCGCGCCCGAAAGAGGTAGTCCATGCCGTTCTCTGCTGCTGTCGCGACCAAAGTCCTCGACGCGGTCTTCAACGACTTCGTCGCGTTCCTCGCCGCGGACTGGACCGACGGAACCGACGAGCCGTGGCTCGAACTCCACACGGGGAACCCGTCGAGCGCGGGCACCGCGAACACCATCGCGACGTCTATCCGTAAGCAGGTGAACCACGCGGCCGCGGCGGCGAACCTCGCGGAGTCGAACGAGGCTGCGTCGTGGGCGTCCGGTGAGCACGGCGCGTCGACTGTCACGCCGACGTGGATCTCGGTGTGGACCACAGAGACGTCGGGGACGCATCTCGCTTACGCGCAGATCACGAACCCGGTGCAGGTCGACCCGACGCAGACGTTGACGCTCGCGTCCGGTGACTTGGACTGGGTCGCGGTTGTCTCCTGATGGCGAAGCTCCGGGTCTGGTCCGGGTCGCGGTGGGGTCGCACCCCGAACCCTCCGTTCGAGGACCTGTTCATCGCCGCGTCGGGGGCACTGTTCCTCACCGGGGCCGCGCTTGTCATCGGCCCCGAGACGGAACTCGACGGGTTCCCCGACGCGACGAACACCGGGCTGATCGGGACGCCGATCGGCGACATCGCCTATTCGTCGTTGAATGCTCGCGGGGGCTTGAACATCACCGAGTCGTGGATCGCGTCGTCGAACGGCGGGAGCCGAGTCCTCGAGCTCCAAGACATCACCGGACAACTGACGATCTCGGTTGGGGACTTCACCGTCCGTTACTGCCGTATCCGTTCCGGCAGCAACTATCCGGTGCGCACCAACACTCCGGAAGGCGAGACGCACGCACGGATCGAATGGTGCGAGATCGCCGCGACGGGGACAACCGCGTCGGGTGTGGTCTCCGACGGGCAACGCCGCTTCGAGCTGTACCGCTGCAACATCTACGGCGGCCATGACTGCGTCCACTTCAAGGGCGACTGCCTGATCGAAGAGAACTACATCCACGATCAGACGAAAGCGTCGGGGACCCACAACGACGCGATGCAGCACAACGGCTCGTCGGATGCGTTGCCGCACGGGCAGATCACGATCCGCGGGAACACGATCCTCGGACCGCTGAATCAGTCGACGTCCGCGATCATCATGGGTACCACCCAGGGCGGCATGGATCAGATCCTCGTCGAGAACAACTTCATGTCGGGCGGGTCGGTCACGTTCTATTCGTTCTGGCGGAAAGCCAACTGGCCGATCCCGCCGCGCAACGTGATCTTGCGCAACAACGTGTTCGTGAAGGATTCGTACACCGTCAGCGCGATCTACGGGGCGAGCGAAACGTCAGCTACTCCGTCGTTCGTGCACGCGTACTCGAACGTGTTCGACACAGGCGAAGTGATCCAAGACCGCGAACACGGTTACGAGTGGTACACGGGATCGTTCGACTGGTGAGGGGCTGACATGGCGTTCGGTGCTCCCTCAGTCATCGGGATGGCGCAGACCCGCACCGCGGGTACCGAGGTTGTCGTCTCGCTCGACGACGATGTCGTGGCGGGGACGTTCGTCGTCGTGCATTCGTCGTGGGACAACGAAGGCACCGCGGACGCGGAGACGTCGCAGCTCTCGATTGCGGACACGAAGTCGCAGACGTGGACGCTGATCCGCGAGCAGACGAACAGCGAGGGCGTGAACGCCGCGGATGGTGTGACGACCGCCGCTTGGTGGGCGGTGCTCGGTTCGGCGTGGGACAGCGCCGCCGATTCGGTGACGGTCACGTCGACGTCGTCGCGGACCGCGCGGTGCGCGTCGGTCATCATCGCTCCGATCGACAACCCGTCGGTGGTCGTGTCGCAAGTCTCCGACTCGGGACTGTTCTCGGGTGGGACACGTACCCGCACTATCGCGTCGCTCGATGACGGGGTGGAGAATCTGCTCCTCGGGTTCTACGCGTGCGAAGTCCGGTTCGGCGACTACTACTCGGGCAACACGCAGACGGCCGGGGCGTTCTACACGGGCCGCGCCGTCGAAGATTCGGATTACACGTCGCTGGACCCGATTGGGACTGAGTCGTCGTCGTCGCAGGCGAACGTCTCGCAGCGCGCGTCGTTTCGCATCCTCGCCGCGGGGAACGGCACGACTGACGACTGGACGTTGTCGACGCTCCAGAACGGCGACAGCATCATGTTCCTCGCCGCGTTCGAGGAATCGTCGACACTGCCGGAACGGTTCATCGCCGCGTCGTCCGACCTCACGCTCGACGGGACCGCGAACCTCGTAGCGTCGGAAGTGTTCATCACCGCGGCGGGGACGCTCGCGCTGGCGGGAGTCGCGTCGGGGATGATCGTCGAAGACGCCACCCCGCGCGTCTTGGTGTGGGACGGCGCAGCGTGGGTCTGATGCGCAAAGCCTGGGGGCTGTTGAAGAAGCTCCTCGGTTCAGACACCTACACGGATGAGTACCGCGACGGCTATTGATGACCCGCCGCCGCTTCCTGCTCCTCGTTGCCGGTCTCCCGCTCGTCCACATCGCGTGTATCGCACCGGGGACAGACGTTGACGTGTACCTCGCTCACTACACGTTCGAGTACCCGACCGTGAGGCGCTGGAGATGATCGGACCGACTGAACTTCTCGTCATCCTCGCCGTCCTGTTGCTGGTCGTCGGCGCGAACCGGCTGCCGAAGATCGCGCGGAGTCTCGGGGAGGCGCGCCGCGAGATGCGCGACGTGTTCGAGGACGACTGATGGCCGACCTCTACGAAGACACCTACTCAGATACGTACGGTGACGCGACCGCGCCGACGACGCAGCCTGCTCCCGTCTACCACGTCTACATCGCGTTCGACTCCGACCCGAACGACGCGGACGTGTGGACCGACGTCACCGGCGACGTCCTGAAACGCACCGGCATCACCACCTTCCGGGGGAGGAACACGGAGCTCGACGACTTCACGGTCGGCACCGCCGCGCTCACCCTGAAAGACACCACCCGGAAGTACGACCCGCTCAACACCGCCGGGACCTACTTCGGGAAGCTCACCCCCAACCGGCGCGTGAAAGTCACCGTCGAATACGCCGCGGTCGAGTTCCCCCTCCACGTCGGCTACATCGAAGCGTTCCCGCAAGTCACAGAACGCGGCGATGTCATCGCGTACGTCCCTATCGTCTCGCATGACGAGATGAAACGAGTCGGCCGCAACTCCGGTCTCGCGGGGACACAGATACGTCCGTCGACACCGTGGATTCTGGACGGCGGCGAAGCGTCGAAGCTCGACTCCGGCAACCTTGTGAGTGGACCGCTCGAGTTCCCCGACCCCGTCTCTTCTGGAGTGCGGGTAGAGCAGATCCTCACCGCGGTCGGTGTCCGTAGTGACCGGATGTTGATCCACGACGGCGACTCCGCGGTGATGGCGGACAAGGATGTCACCGAAGACGCCGCCGGGTACTTGCGGAAGATCGCGAAGACCGAGATGGGGCGGCTGTTCTGCGGTCCCGACGGAGTCATCAGGTTCCAGTCGCGCAAGGCGTGGACGCGCAACGCGCTCGGCCGTTCGTCGCAAGCGACGTTCACCGATACGGGGAGCCTCCAGTATTCCGACATCGTCATCGACGCGGCGTCGGAGCAGTTCGTCAAGAACCGCGTCCGCAGAGGCCGTAAGGGCGGGCCGGAGATCGTCGCGCAAGACCTCGACTCGATTGATTCGCATGGGGTGATTGAGGACTCCGAGACGGACCTCCTGTTCCACCCTCCGACTCAAGCAGCGGACCAGGCGCGGTTCATCCTCTCGCGCTACGCCGACCCCGAGACGCGCATCACCGCGGTCGTCATCGAACCACACCGCGATCCGGTGAACCTGTTCCCCCAAGTCCTGTTCCGACAGATCGGCGACCGCATCACCATCTCGCGCACGCCGTTGGGTGCGGGTGACCCGATCTCCGTTGAGTGTTGGATCGAGTCTGTCACTCATCAGTTCGACGGTGCGGGGAAGTCGTGGAAGACGACGTGGACGTTGTCGGAAGCCGAGACGCAGTCGTTCTTCACGCTCGACCATCCGACGTTGTCTGTCCTCGACAACGGTGTGTTGATTTCCTACTGAGGAGGCACGGGCCATTCGACCCGTTCCGACGGTACCGGGATCTGCACGTCGTGGAGATGCCAGTGCGCGCCTTTGTCGTCCACCTCGTCGCGAGGTGGCCCGATTGGCGCTTGACCGTCGCGGTTGTGCTGCCCGCCGGGACAGCTCGTGCAGCCACCTGGCGGCCGCCACTCAGTCCCCGCCGCACTCACGATGTCACGCGCCGTGTGCGTTCGGTAGCCCTCGCCGCCGTGTTGTCTCATCCGTTCGATGACGTCCCACGGGATCAACGCCGACTCCTCGTGGTAGCCGCCGTCCATCCATGCAGATACGACCAGTCCGGTGGTGTCGGCCCACGCTTCCCAATCGGTGTCGCCGTGGCCCTGGCGGACGACGGCTACGCCATGTTCGATCTCGATTCGCGGTCCCCCGTCGCTCACGACGCTTCCTCGGTGTGCATCCGCACCTGGCGGATAGTGCGCACCGGCGGGTCGCTGTCGTCGTCCCAGTCCTGGTCGAGCACCTGGTACGGGACGCCGATGGCGGGCGGTTCGCACAACCATCGCTCGACGTAGTCGCTGTCCTGCCCGTGGCGCAGTTCCTCGAGGTGAACGACACGGGGTCCGGTGCACTGGTGTTTGTCGGCGACAGCCTGGGCGCTGCGTTCGTCGAGCATCCCCCACCACACGTCGCCGCAGGTATCGCAGCGGACATGCAGCACACCGCGGCTGTCGTGCTCGACGGTGAACTCACTCACCGTCACGCGCCACGGCACGTCAGCTGGACCATCCACCAGCAGGTCGTCGCCGAGCCACAACGAACGCCATGGCACGACACGACAGGGCCAAAGTCCGCCCACGACGGATCGGGGTCGTGCTCCGGGGCATCCTCGGCCGTGTAGAGCCTCACCGCCGGTTCGCTCACGCCGGACTCCCATCTGCATGTGACTTGTCGATGAACACCGACTTAAGGCAGTCGCGAGTGATAGCGCACGCGGAGCCGCGTTTGCGTCCGAGCCGGTACGCGGTGCAGCCGCACGGAAGTGCGCGTTCCATGAAACGCCGGTGGAACCGGAACTTCCACAACCACGCCCGGTACGCGCCGGGGATTCGCATACGGCACACGACGCAGACGAGAGCGTGCCGCCAGGTCTGCGGATGCCGAGTGGCGATCCACTGTGCGCGTTCGTCAGCGTTCATCCGACCTCCCGATTGAGCCACGAGCGCCACTCGGCCGCCAGTCGCGCACAGGAGAGACACGGCGACTGGTCGGCCTGCCCGGAGCCGTGGTCCGCGATGAGGTTGAGTGCACCAGCGAACCGTGTGCGCATCTCGGCGATGAGCGCGTGGTGGCGTTCGATTTCACTGCGCGCTTCGGTGAGTGCGTGCTGCAAGCCCACCTCGCGTTCGATGCGATACGCGAACTCGCGTTCGTCGTCCCAGGGGATTGTCATCACTTGCCCTCCAACGCCTGTCGCGTCTTGCGGCTGAGTTTGGTGGCGTTGCGCTTGAGATGTTCGCGCACCGCCCGCCGGTACTCGTGCGCCATCGGTCGGTCTTCGCTGTTGCTCAGTTCCGCCATCGCCTCCCGGTAGACGGGTGGCAGACGGAGCAGGACGGTCTGATAGCGGTCGCTCATCCCCGGACTATAGCCGATATCTAGGAGGCAGATGTGCCTAGCCGCGCCGCGCACGACTGGTTGGCGCTCGAAGAAGCAGCGTCAGCCAATCTGAACAAGGTCGCGGGCGGGTTCCTCGGCTACGAGTCGAACAGCTCCTCCCAGACCGGCATCACCACCACCACCGACCTCACCGGAGTCACGGTCGACGTCACCACCAACACGTCACGGTTGATTCGCATCGACGTGCTCGCCATCGTGACGATTCAGACCGCAGCGGCGGATTACGTCGGAAGAATCTTGCGGGACGGGTCGAACATCGGGACGTGGGCGCAACGCTCCGGTGGCGGCGCGAGCGGCGTCGCCTCACACACCGGGTTCACCTGGGACACACCCTCCGCCGATACGCACACGTACAAGGCGAACCTCGCGCGCTCCAGCGGTTCCGGGACTCTCGACGTGAACGGCACCGCGCCTTCCAACGCGAAGATTCTCGTGCAAGACCTCGGGTCCACTTCGTGACACCTGAGGACATCGACGCGCTGCTGTCGTTCTGTCCGTGTTGTGGTGACCGCGCGTTCGCGGGCTGGCAATCAGCCGACAAGTCGCGTGGCGGCGCGTACTGCGTCACCTGCGGCTACGGCGTGAAGCCGACGTGACGGTCCTCGACGACATCGCCGACGTGCGTGACGGGGAGTTGTCTCGTGCGGAGAAACGGACCGCGATCCGCCGGTTGCGTGCGGAGGAGTGGGAGCGGCTGCAATCCGCGTTGCCGGTGGAGCGTACGTTCACTGCGCTCGTGCGGGGCGTGTCGCGCAGCATCACCGTGACTGTTACCGCGATCACGCGTGCTGCGGGTGTGGTGACGTTGGAAGGCTCCGACAATCGCGGGTTGATCTCTTGGCCGATACGGGTCGTGAACCCGCCGTTGTTGTACCCGGACCCGGCGGGGATGGTCGCGTTGGATGAGCAGGGACGCCCGCGTCGTGCGGTGGATGGCGATGTGGCGCGGTTCCGGTTGGATGCGGGTGCGGTGTTGCGTGACGTGATCCGCGACGCGGCGATCCAGGCGGCCCGGTGACTACGACGGTCGTCTACCCGGACGAGCCGCTGCTGGTCGCCACGACCAACATGGCGCTCGCGAACGGCGGGAGCCTCGCGGAGCTGTACGCGCGGGCCGGGATACATGACGGGTGGACCGTCGAACAGGTCTCGGCGGTCGCGGCTGATCTCGGGACGACCGCCGCGCAGACGTTCGCGACGACCCCGACCGTGGGGAATCAACTGATTGCGGTCGTGTCGATCAACAACGTCACCGCCTTGTCTTCTGGGACGTCGGGGTGGGGCGCGATCGCGAAGTCGAACGCGTCGGGACGCAGCATCGAGATATGGGCGAAGCCGACCGCGGTGGGAGATGAGACCGGGTTCTCCGCCACTTGCGCGTCGGGCCAGTGGGAATGCACGCTCATGGAAGTGTCGGGGCCGATCAACCTCGCGTCAGGTGTGATCGGGTCGCACGGCACGACCTCCGCGACTTCGGCGGCGACGGCGTCGCATTCCGCGACCGCGCAGTCCGCCCGCCACCACCAACTCCTCATCGGCGCGATCGCGTGGGGTAACACCGTCTCGGACATCACCGTCGCGAAGACCGGCACCCACCAGAAGACCATCACCGGCTCCGTCGTTTCCGGTGCGAGGTCGTCGGTCGCGTGGGGCCTCATGTTCCGCGACTCCGCGAGTACGGAGACCGGCGGGTTCTCGTGGTCGTGGACCACCAACCGCACCTCCGCGATCGCGATCGCGACCATCTCCGGTGTCGGCGCGGCTCCGAACGTCGCGCCGTCGTTCGGGTTCACCGTCGCGGGCGTTGACGGCACCGCGAACACCTACACCCAGTCCCAACACGACGAGACGTTCGACACGTCATCCGTCGGTGCGGACACGGTCAGCGCCTCGACACTCAACGTCACCACCATCTCCTCAGGCGATTCGTCCCCCGCGCAAGGCAACCCGACGCTTGAAGCACGCGCGCTCGGGAACCTCTCGACGTTCGCGTTCAACCTCGACGACGAAAACGGCCCGCTCCCCCTCACGACCCCCACCGAAACCGCGGCGCTCCCGCTCCTCGCGACGATCGCCGGCGACTCCTACCCCGGAACGATCAACACCGCCGTAGACCTCACGAGCGAAGCCGGGTTCCCCGCCGCGATCAACACGTCAGGTCACACGGCGGTCCGGTTCGTCACCGACGACTACACGGGCGAAGACGCGACCGGGACCGGCATCCGCAGGTTCGGGTTCTTTGCGTCCAACACGACTGGCACCGCATCGGACCCGAAGCTCACGATCGTTCACGCAGGCGCGAGCACCCAAGCGCCACGCTCCGCGCACCAGTACCGGCTCCGGAGGACATGAATGTTCCTCAAGCAGTCGACCGCAGTCGACATCGCGTTCGGCCCGTTCGTCGACTCGACCGACGGTGTCACCGCCGAGACCGCACTCACGATCGCACAGGCCGACGTACGGCTCAAGAAGAACGCGGGGGACTGGGCGCAGAAGACCGAAGTGACCTCGGCGACGCATGAGGAGAACGGCTGGTACGAGATCCCCCTCGACGCGACCGACACTGACACGCTCGGCCATCTCGTGGTGAACGTCAGCGAGACCGGCGCGCTCCCCGTGTGGGAACGGTTCACGGTCGTCCCTGCGAACGTCTACGACAGCCTGGTAGGCGGGAGCGACACGCTCGACGTGCAAGTCACCGGCATCGCCGCCGCCGCGATCACCGCCGCCGCGATCGCGACCGACGCTATCGACGCCGACGCGCTCGCCGCCGACGCGGTCGCGGAGATCAACGCGACCGTCGACACCGCATTCACCGACTACGACGCGCCCACGAAGACCGAGATGGACGCCGCGTTCGCCGCGCTCAACGACCTCACCGCAGCCCAAGTCAACGCCGAAGTCGACACGGCGCTCGCCGATTACGACGCGCCGACTAACGCCGAACTCGTCAGCGAGATCAACTCCGTCCAAGCCGACATCGCCGCCCTCAACGACCCTACCGCCGCGACCATCGCGGACGCCGTGTGGGACGAAGCCCGCGCCGGCCATGTGTCGGCCGGTTCGTTCGGCGAAGGTGCCGCGTCCGTGCAAGGCGACGTGACCGGCAACGTCGACGGGTCGGTCGCATCGGTCGCGACCGGGGGGATCACTGCTGCGTCCATCGCGACTGACGCTATCGACGCGGACGCGCTCGCGGCAGATGCGGTCGCCGAGATCAACGCGACGGTTGATACGGCATTGGCTGATTACGACGCGCCGACCAGCGCTGAACTTGTGACGGAGATCAACTCGGTCCAGTCCGACATCGCGGCGTTGAACGACCTGTCCGCAGCGCAGGTCAACGCGGAAGTCGTGGACGCGCTCGCGACCGACACGTACGCGGAACCTGCCGCGGTTCCGGCCGCGACCGCGAGCCTCAAAGACAAGATCGGTTGGCTGTTCACCCTCGCACGCAACAAGGCCACGCAGACAGCGACCACGACGACGCTCCGCAACGACGCCGACGGTGCAGACATCGCGACCTCTGCGGTCTCCGATGACGCGACGACGTTCACCAGAGGTGAATGGTCGTGACCGCCGTGCTGCGCCACTCGGCGTTGCACTTCTTGGACTACGGCGTCCCGCTCGCCGACGGGACTGTCGGTGACGGCGACAGGCAGACCCTCGCCGGGAGGTACGCGGGGATTCTCGCCGCGACCCCGGCGACCGCCGCCGCGACCTCCGGCCGCGTCGCGACCTACCGGGAACGCACCGCGACAACCTGGCTCGAGCTCACCGTCACCACCTGGCGGGAACGCACCGCCGTCACCTACCAGGAGGACTGATGGTCGTCGAATACAACGAAGGCGACACGATCCCGAACATGACGTTCGGTGACGGCGACACGCTCCCCGCCTGGCGTGACAGCGCGGGAGACATCGTCGACTTCTCGTCGGGGTACACGTTCGCGCTCACCTGCTACAAGAACGGCGTCTCACAGTTCACGAAATCGACGGGCATCACGGGCGCGGCGACGAACCCGAACCTCACAGTGAACTGGGCGTCGACAGGGGAGGTCGGCGACCTCGACCCCGGCACGTACGTCGTGCATGTCGTCGCGACCTCGTCGGGTGAGACGCGCTCCGCGACCGTCACACTCGTCGTGAAAGACGCGACGCGCTGATGCTCGTCACCTGGCTCGCCGACGAACTCCGCTCTGTCGGGTTGACGGTCATCGAAACCCCCGGCTGGAAGACACGCGGTCCCAACACCGACAGAGACGGACGGCTGTTCAAACCGCGCGGGATAGTCGAACATCACACCGCGGGGAAGACTACAACCTCCGACAACGCCGAAGCGCACGGCCTCATCGTCGGCAACGACAACGTCCCCGGACCGCTCGCGCAAATCCTCATCGGCCGCAACAAAGACGCCAACGGCTTGCATGAGGTTCACGTCATCGCGTCAGGTAAAGCGAACCACTGCGGCGACGGCGGATGGGTCGACGGCCTCGACTGGTCGGTCGACATGATCGGCATCGAGATCCATAACAACGGCATCGGCGAGAAGTACCCGCAAGGCCAAGCCAAGACCGTGTTGGTCGCGACTGCCGCGATCCTCCGCCGTCTCGGCGAACCCCCATCGCATGTGTGTTCGCATCACGAGTGGGTCCGTCACGCGCGGCCGGGAGCGAAGGTCGACCCGCGCGGACCTGTCGAGCTGTACCCGTGGGGCGGTACCGGTGCTGAGCCGTGGGACATGAACCTGTTCCGCGCTGACCTCGTCGAGATGATGAAACCCCAGGAGGATGATTTCGACATGACCCCCGCAGAGTTGAGATTGCATGTCACTGCGGCGCTCGGCGACTACTTCGCGTCCGAGGAAGGCCAGCGCCAGTTGCGTAAGGCGGTCGACAAGGCCGAGCGTGCGTTCTGGTCGGATGAGAAGACCCCGTCGAAGGCGCACGCGACTTGGCGGCGAATCAAGGCGCTCGCAGGCGAATGATGGAAGGACAAAGGTGGTGCATCTCCGATGGCCGGTTCTGACTCGCGACGCAGTCTTGTTCATCGCCGGTATCGCGGGCATCGCGCACGAGACCATCGCGGTGAAGGTGGAACGTCCCGCGCTGCTCATCCTGTTCGGCGCGATGGTGGGCCTCCCGGCATTCTTGCGATTGGACGAACGCCGATGAACTACCCGTATTCGACGACGTGGGTCTCTGCCGCGGTCGCGATGTCGTTGCTCGTGTGGCTAGCGAGACCGTGATGCCACGCCGCGCGGAACGTCGGTCGCGTGACCGTGTGCGCCGTCGGATGCAACTTCTCGCTTTCGTGTTCGTGTCGCTCACGTTCGCGTTCGGGGTGGTGCGCGTCGAAGGACTCGCGGACCGTGTCGAGGGTGACCGGCGCGCGACGCAGTTCGAGTTGTGCGCGTTGGCGAACGAGAACCGCGCGGTGCTGTTGGACCTCGTGCGTGTCGCGACGTCGAACGGGTCGAGCGGCCCGCGTTCCATCGCGTTGCGCGAACAGGCAGAAGAGACGTTGCAACCCGCCGACTGTTCAGCGGTAGTCGACGACCCCAGCCGAGTACCCGGAGGGAACTGATGACCATCCTTTCTCGTGAACCTGTCCTCACCGGCGGTGTCGTCGTGGCTGGTACCGCGTGGGGCGGCTACCTGTTGGACGCCTCGGAGGTGGGTATCGGCCTCGCGACGACGTTCGCACTCGCGGTCGTGAGTCTCGTGGTGCGCTCCAAGGTCGCGCCTTCGTGACCGTCTGTCCGAACTGCGGCTGCACGGTCAACGTGCCGCAAGAGAACCCGCGCATGACCGCCGACAAAGTCACGGTGACGGTGCGCCGAGACGATGGCACGGTCGACAAGTACCTAGTGCGCCGAGCCTCCGCGTGAGGTGGCGGTTCGCGTACCTCGGTCTCCTCGTCGCGTTCCTCGCGGTCGAAATCACCGGAGTGATACGCGAAGGCAAAGACGACACCGCGACCGAGCTGCTCATTTCACCCGCGGTGAACTGGGATGTACTCGGCTTCCCTCTCGGCTGGTTGTTGCTGATGGGGTTCGTCGTGTGGTTCGCGGTCCACTCGCATCGCAAACGCAGACGCGGTATCTGAGTCGCGCCACCTCGTCGACGGCGCGCCGTCGCAGGCGCGTGCGATACTGGAGGCCTGAGTGGCAATCAGTCAGGGTTGGGGCCCAGGGGTCAAGCGCTGCCGAGTGCTTCCCCCTGGGCCTCCGCTTCTTCCGTTCCCCCGTGCGAAAGGACGCCCGCACCGTGACAGACGACGAGCTTCGCGACTGGGTGATGCGCCGTTACGGTGCAGCGGAAATCGCCAACGACCCGGTCCTTGCGCGCCGGTTGTACGAAGACGTGCAGACCGTTGAGCGCGATGGCGACTTCCCGAGCGAGGACGACATTCCCTTTGACCGCTTCACGGAGTGACCGATGACGAGTTCTGGGAATGGCTCGAACGAGAAGCCGGAACGCAGGCCAATGAGCGAACGAGTGCCGTCACCTGAGTACCGCGAACGGCTACGGCGTGAGCTTCTCGAAGACCCCGACCTTTTGCGTGAGATCGAGGAGTTCCGCGACTTCCTCGCGAGCCGCGGCGCTGGACGAAAGTTAGCGTGAGCGCAGCGCGGCGGCTCTACGAGAAGCGCGGCATCGCATGATTAGTGAGCGGCACGGGGACCTGCTGAAGGCTCAAGCGGACGCCCTCGTCAACACCGTCAACACCGTTGGCGTGATGGGTAAGGGCGTCGCGCTCCAGTTCAAGCGCGCCTTCCCGGGGAACTTCAAGGCCTACAAGCGCGCGTGTGACGCTGGCACGCTCGAGCTTGGTCGGGTCTTCGTGTGGGATGCGGGCGAACTCGCGGGGACGCTGCCGCGTTACGTCATGAACTTCCCGACCAAGCGCCATTGGAAGGCGCGCTCACGAATCGCGGACATCGACGCTGGACTGTCCGATCTGGTTCGTGTAGTTGGTGAACTCGGTATTCGTTCAATTGCGCTTCCGCCCTTGGGCTGCGGCCACGGCGGATTGGAGTGGCGCGACGTGCGCCCGAGAATCATCGAGGCGTTCCGCGACGCACCCGACGTCGAAGTATTCCTGTTCCCGCCCGAAGGTGCGCCCGCGGTCGGTATCTGAGTCGCGCTCGGGTTCCCCCCTCGCCCCGAATCCGAGAAAGCGAGCGACGCGCCCCCTGGCTTCG